GGGTCTTTTGCGATAAGGAAGAGAATGTATTCGAGTGATTTCTTTTCTACGTCAGAGTCCTTGAGTTCTTTTGTTACAATAACTGATATTTTAGGTTTAAAGTTTTCAAAATACTTTGCCGGAACTTCGAGGAAGCGTCTCTTGCCTTTCATTCCTAGACGATTCTTTGCAAAATCAATCCCAGCCATGTATTCAGCCGGTGAAACAATCAGTCCTGAAAGCACTTTTTTCTTAACTTCTTCATTTGCAAGGTGCGTGGCGTATGATTCATCAATTTTTGCAAGTTCGTCTGTAGAAAACTCTGCCGAAAGAATATGTTCTCTGTTGATTCTTTTTGACAAGAAAGGAAGAATCCAGTCATTGAAAAGCTCTGTAATGAATATGCCAGCTTCTTCTCGTCTGTAATCGAAAAATGATGCAGCCTGTTGTGCCTGAATGGCAAGCGACCCGAGTGGTGTACCTGATGGCATTGTTTCACCCGTAACAGCGTCAAACGTATTGGTGCTTCGTTCAATTTGTTGATTCCAAGAGTCCTTGATGTTGTTGAATTGTGGGAACGCAGAAGGCATCAAAGACAAAGAGCGAACACTTCGTCCTTGTTCTGTTTTGATAACAGTTCCGTTTTGCATATCAGTGATGGCATTTGTACCAACGTTGTCACTATCAGTAACAACAACAACTTTACCTGAAAGCTGCATTGCACTTTGTTCTCCAATAACAGCTTCATTCGTCCATCTCTGGGCTTCAAATCCATCTTCTACAACACCCCGACCCATTCCACGACCTGAAACTTCTTGCCATGATAGATATTTGTAAGGGCTTTCTTTCTCATCTTCCTTATAGAGAAGCACTTTTTTGTCATCGCCTGCTACGTAAAAACACATTCGTTTAAATGTTGTCTCTTCTGGTTCTTCAATATCTGGGTCATACGTTTCCGGGAACTCACCGTGAACTTCATATACCGGAATACGGACACTATTTGTCTTTGCGTAACCACCCTTAGTATCTTTTCTATTTTTAGTCCCTAACGTTAATGCTTCTTCTACGTTTTCCCAAACATCTTTTTTCTCTGCTAGTTCACTTGGAAGTAGATAGTGCTTTTCAATTATTACACCTTTAGCAATGTTTACTGGGTCTGTGACTACGTTTTTCCACGGCACAACCTCAATCTCTAGTTCTTCCTTGCCATTTTCACGTTCTAGGCATTTCTTTACAAGTACTCCGCCATATCGAGCGCGTGTTTGACCGAATGTATTAAGGAACTTTGAGAAATCAGACTCTTTCATCCATTGGTATGCCTCATAGTTGTAAAGAAAAGCGTACTCTGCAAACTCTGGGTTATCTGACTCAATTCTGATGTCTTTAACGTCTAAATCCGTTGCTCTTGTCGCAACATTTACTCGGTAATTTACAATATTAAAAAATGGCTTGTCTCTTCCTAGTTCGTCTTTGTCTCCTGAAATGTACTTAGAGTTTGAATAGAACTCAACCTTTTTAAGGGTTTGAAACTGTGAGTATACCAACCCATCCATGAGGGTAATATACTGATTGTTATAATTTCCGCAAAGGTTTTCTATTTCTTCAAATATTTTTAATTTAGTCATGTATATTGTGCCGCAATATACTTATCATGTAATTATATACTAGAATGTTATTCACTCCAAGATTTTGTAATGTTTATCCTTGCTTGCATGGTTCTTGCAACATCAAATGCAGTGCGAACTGTTGGTTTATCGAACTCAAAAAACATTCTCATCATTAAAGCGTCAGAGAAGTCAGGAGATCTGCCAATATATTCTTTTACCTCACTTTTAGGAAGGAGAGACAGCTTCCCGTCACCTTGCTTTTGTTTAACATATTGCAGTTCTTCAGCTATTTGGTTTTTTACATATCCATCATCAACCTTAACAGCCATCTTGTGAGTGTTGATTAAGTCGGCTAGTTTGAAATAACATTGTGTTTTTAGGTTTTGGAAGTTTGCCGGCATTGGTTTACCAAGTCTGGTTTCGATAATGTCGAAAGGTTTTGTGTTAGCGATGAACCCCTTAACCCCTTTTACGGTGTCAACTACTCCTCCTCCGATACCATCTTCATCGACAATTGCATGAGAATAAGGGATTTGCTCTGTGGAGAGGATTTCCTTTAGTTTTTGTGATGTAACATCAAGCCCCTGCTTTTCATAGTAAAAGGCTTTGTACACCTCCAAACCATTCCAGCAGTAAATAACAGTCTTGTCTTGACCATAACGCGCAACATCGGCTGTGAGGAACTTCTCACCTTTCTCTACCGTGTTGGTGAATAAATCATAAATAGCCTCCGTGTCTATAAGGGCGTTAGGGTCATCATCATACTCAAAGTTACCATTCAATAAACGTTCACGGGTTACTACGTCAGCGTTTTTAAGCTGTTCTAGGTATGCTTCCGTTGTGTGAGGATTATCTGTTGCTAGAGCCTTTATGAACACTCTATGTGTAGGCATTGTGTTATCAATAGAGGGCTTGTAATACCTTTTGTACACATGGTTCTTTGAAGGGTTGAATGTTTCTAATAGCTTAGGTTTCAATGTTCCCCTACGTCCAAGACGGGTTTTTAGAGTGTTGATAGCTTCTTCAGGGCATTCGTTTGACTCGTCAATAAACGCTCCTGTTAGTTCTAAACCTCCTAGTCGTGTATAAAGTGGGTCACTTGGTTTATAGTCCAAGTCCATCAAGAAGATTTGTGACTGATTATTAAAAGTGATGATGTTGTTTTGTTGGTTGTAATTATACATCCCTTCGGTTATCCCAAACTCTTTAAATACTTTAAAAAGAGTCAAAAGCGTTGTTTTCTTTAGGTTTGTTAGCTCTCTTCGCCCTATCAACCAGCCAGTGTTAGGATACGCAAGACACATTGATGTCGCCCATACACAACCAAGATAAGACTTACCACCAGAATTATGGACGATAATATTATTCCTAGAGACTATATAGTTAGCATTGTCCTGTACCTCTAGGTCGTGTACTTTTGTCGCCACTCTAACAAGACTAATACTTTCTATATTTCGTACATCTAGTTCAAATGCTTCCAGCTTTTCCTTGTAACAATATCTTTTATTGTTGCCGGACTTACTTTGTACATCTCTGCAAGAATTGCACGCGTTACCTTTCTCGGTACAAACAGTTTCCGTATCTCTAATACTTGTTCCTCTGTCAGTATTGACGTTCCTACTTCCGAACCTTTCTTGATTGGAGGTGGATACTTCCCGTGAAATTCCTTGAGTCGCGTTCTCCCCGCTTTCTCTGAGTGTGTCCAGTTCTCTTTGTTCGTCACCCATTCCAAGTTCTGTAGCCTGTTGTCGCTCTTGTTGAAGTTCTTGTGATTCACTTGTTCCTTCGGATTGGGAAGAAATGCTTGTGCTACAAGTCTGTGCATCTTTATTGTTCTTGGTCTCCCGTCCATCACTATCATTGTTCTCAAATACATTTGTGCATCGTAAGCAGGTTTCATTATTGAATCCTTGCCAGTATTTTTCCAGTTCCTTGTCATTAAACGTCCTTCCGTTGAGATTAAGTAACGTTCGTTCGTCCCCTCCACATATTTCCAGTATTCGTTCTCTAATGGTTTTAATTGGCAACCAAGTTCCTCGAATGTAAAACTCATGTGAGGGCGTTGTTGTGATTGTTTCTCCATGTACTACTAATTGTACCATGTCTTGTTCCACTTCTCCACCACCAAACACAGGAGTGTTGATAACTTCTTTTAGTTCAAGCTCTTTTGTTTCTTCATTGAGAGAAAATACTCTTGTGCCTTTTTGTATGTCTTCTATCTGAAGGTATCCGTTCTCGGTCAACACTAAAGTATCAGGAGCAAAGCAAGCTCCTCCTCCATATCCTATTTCAGTATGAATATCATCAGTTAAGTATTCCCAAGCCTCGAACTGACGTTTTGATGGTTTAAACGTTATTTCCATCTGGTTTAATAATGTTAATTGTTGTTGGAAACTCTATCTTTTCTCCTTTAGAAGTAAGGTCTGTTTCTGTGGACTCTTTGTAACCATGCTTTGTGAGTAGTACCTTTGCAATAGTCGGATTATAGTCTCCTGAAAGTCCTTTGTTTATAAGCTCACTAGCCTGTTTTTGTCGCAACTTGTCAATAACGTTGGAAAATTGAGGATATGTTGACTCCCACTCATATATTGTGGTCTTATTTACATCAAGAAAAACAGCTAATCCTTCTATGCTTGGTAGCTTTACCTTTACTATTCTGTCGTATGAGTCAGACTTATCTCCTCTGGTCTTGTGGTACTCTTCTATCTCGTCTTCGCATTCGTTTATATAATCTAAAACTCTTTGAGGGTGATAGTCGTCTCGATATTCTGGTGGTCTTCCTGCTGGCATGGTTATTTCTTCTTTGACTTTTTAGTTACTGATAAGGAAATAGCAATTTTCTGCTTTTTAGGCATTGATGGTTTGTCTTTTTTGAGGAACCGCATTACTTTTCCTACGTCTTTTGTTTTTGGGAGTGGCATACTATTTTTTCTTTTTTGCGTTTGCTCCAAGTGCAATACCAATCGAGGTGTTTTGTAGTCCTTTTTTCTTGATGATTTTTTGTACTGATTTTTTCATATAGTTATTATATCACTTTTGTTTGACTTTTATAGTCATTTTAGCACCGTCTGTGTAGTTAAATGATACTTCAAGTGAGTCAAATAGAGGATTAAAACTTTTGTCTTTCTTGTTAAGAGTGAAGTGTTCTAACATCTTTTGAAATGCAGCATTTGCCGCATAGGAAAGTTGTGCCGCTTCAAATGTATTTAGGTCAGTGTCTATTGGTTCAAACGTTGCAATAAAATCTTCTGTTTCGTGGATTCCGTTTGAAAGATTGAATATATTTATGTTTTTCATTGATTAAAGTTTTCTCTATGTCGCCGATAATAAAGTAAACCTTCTGGGATGTGTTTTCTTGTTGCGCCTTTTGCAAGCATTCGGTTATAAAGTACTTGGTCTTCTTCGGTTCTCCTTCCTCCTCCGTGACCATATCCTCCAGCTTCTTTGGCTTTTTTTACATTGTAGAGCATTGAGCCATGATGTCCTCCGCTCCTATCCCAGTACCAGTCTCCTCTTAGTTTAGAAACTTCGCTTGGGTGGCGTTTCAAGATTTCATCCTTTAGTTCGCCTGTAACCATTATATCATACACAACAATGTCTTCATCTGTTTTGTTTAAGATTTCCACAGTATCTGACCTAAGCCAATTGTCAGCTCCTAAAAATAGGACTTTATCTGTTTGCACTCGTTCTAACATATCCTGAAAATTAGCCACCGTTCCTAAGTTTTTTTCTCTGAAAACATACTCAACTTCTGGGTAAAGAGAAGGCAAATGCTTACAATCTCCTACTCCATCGTCAACAAATAAAATTTTTTCTGGTTTTTCTGTTTGAGAAAGTATGGATTCTATGGCTTGAGAGGCTAAATGCCCGTATTTATACGATGCGATTACGATTGTCATAAATAATGTCGTGAAATTGTGTAATTTGTGCCATCTGTATTAAAAACAGAGTAGGCATATTCGTATTGTTCCTTTACTAATTTTAGCACTAAATCGTTATATTTCCCATAAGGAAAAGCAAAAGATTTCATTGGAAAAGGTGGGGTGATTTCTTTTCGTATTTCTTCTTCTGAAAGTGTCGTTAAGTCTCGGTGCGACCATGTATGCCAGCCTAGTTCAGCATTAAATTCCGTTACCATTTCAATAACCTCATCCCATGTGCAGTATTTTTCTAGTTTTGGCACGTGTGCAAGGTCAAATGAATTATCTTTACCCATAAAATCACCCATGACAAAGAAAATAACCTTTTTACCTTTTAGAATTTCCTTGTTTTCGTAAACATTCCGGTAAATCCCATCAAAAGTTAATACGTCGTTGCAATTCAAAATCTTTTCTCTCGAAGTGTAGTTTGGATGATTTATGTCCCCGACATTATGCAAAAGTCTAAAACTCATAGATTCTCATTATTTGAGTATATTGTCGGTAAGGGTACTCTTCAACATAGATAGGTTTTCCAAGCTCCGCGACCTCCGGGACTTCCCAGTCTTTTATATTTGAAAGGAGAACTGTACCCTTTGCGTGTTTTTTAATAATGTCTAAAAACTTTCTAAAATCGTAATGACGGTACATTATGCCTGTTGCGATAACTAAATCATAGTCTCCAGAAGGCTCTGTGACGCGCAAAACGGTACTTGGGAGACGTTTTGCTGCGTTATCTGATAACTCATACCCCTCTTTTATTTCTGCGGGCAAATCGCGTGTTATGAAGCCTTCGTGACACCCTATATCAAGTGCTCGTTTGTATTCTTTTGTGAGTTTGGAAAGTATCTTGTTTTTTCTTAAAGTGTCCCACTCGTTTGTTTGGTATCCCCAGTGGTCTTCTATTTCACTTTCATTTTCGATTTCTTCTTTAGATTGCATATTATCTGCACAAGTTATATGGTTCTTGCTGTGTTATTTATAGTAGTTCATTATAAAATTGAGTTGTTCTAAGCCTGTTAAGTTTTTTTCTTTTAACATCTCTTCAAACATCTCGTAAGGAATACCGTGTTTTTGTTGGAAGTCAAAGGCGATGTGCGCGAGCATTTCACTTTTAAAAGACTGCAATCCTTCTTTTGTTTTCGGTGTTTCGCTTAACTTTTTTTGGACTTCTTCGTGTGTCATATTTTAATTCTACCATTACTTAAAGAACCTTAAATACTTTATCCACAAAAATGTAAAAGAAACTAGGATAACTGCTATGAGAGCGGTTATTGCGTCTGGTATTTGTTTTACCAGATAGTACATGAGGAGAAATTCTAGGAGGATGAAGATTGCTATTTTCATTAGTACTTCTTTCCTTTAACTTTCTTTTTCTCTTTTCGTTGGTTGAGTCCTTTCATCTGGTAATTATAACACAAAAACACCCGTAAAGGTGCTTGTGGAAGATGATACGATTCACGCGTAGCCCGTCACAGACGAGGGTTATATGAAATATATATTTACTGTACAGGTACTTGCATAACGTGTCAAGTCGTGCTAATGTGACACCTCAAGACCTTGTAGCCCTTCTTTTGGTTAATTCTGATGGATGTGGATATGAGGTCTTGTGTGTTTGTAATGTAGGAGTATAATGTATTTGTAGCAGATAAATTGACGATAATTGCTACTAAATACACGAAATTATTAGAGCCTTTTGAGAAGGATGGGGAGGGCACAAGCCCGCAGGTCATCGTGTACCTGTCGTCAAGCCCTTTCCTTCTCAAAGGGTTTTTATTCAAAAAAAATAATGGAATCGCGAGGATTAAGATTTCGGGTGTATTACGGCTACGCCCCAAGTGACTACATAGCCATACCAGAGAACGAATTAGAGAGAGCAGAGTACGCATGGAGAAAGAATGCGATCTTCTCTTACGGTGGAAAACAAGTTAAAGGTAGTGAATTTAAGAGAATAGAGGAAGACTATCGTTATTATACAGGGTGGTTTGATAGTTACTCACCAAAAGACGGTGAAGACTTCCAACAAATAGAAAAAGAAATGCCCAAGCGTTCTTTATTCCAAGATAGAATTGCTTTAGCACAAGAGCGTGTTCGTTATGCGATAGATACAAACAAAGAGGGTTTCTTGGGTAATCCTGAAAAGTTAGATTTAATTAGACTAGGCTAATATGAAAACAGCAATAATTAAAACAGATTTTTGGAAAGAAGACTCTATTTTCCAACTCACACCAGATGTACGGCACTTTTACCTTTGTATCCTTACAAACCCAGAAAGAAACACAACACCCGCTTTTAAGTGTAGTGATAGGTTAATGAGTGCATACACAGGATTTAATCAAGATACAATCCTTTTATGTAGGAAACAACTTGAAGAAAAGGGGTTAATAGTCTTTGTTGATGGTTTTTACGTTATCTGTAATCAAGACTATGTAGAACCAAAAACAGGGAGACTCACTAAAACTCTGTATGATAAGACTTTTTCTGTTTTACCTGATTCTATAAAGGAATTGCTCTTGAACCGTTCTAGTACCGCTCAAGAGTATATAGATATAGATAGTAATATAGATATAGATAAAGATATAAATACAGATAAAACCACACAAAAAAAGGAGCACAATAACGACATTTCAGAGGTAATAAAAGCATTTGAAAAAGTGGACGCTAAAAATCGCTTATATTACGCAAATAAGACCCAAAGAGCCGCTTGTACGTTTTTGATAGAAACTTACGGGAAAGAGGCAGTTTTAGCGATGATAGGGGGTATCCCAGAGGCACGTGTGAAAGTTCCATACTTCCCAAGTGTGACTACGCCGTGCGAGTTACGTGACAAATGGGTAAAAATATACGAGGCAGTGCACAGGTCGAACAAATCTAAGAAACAAGATATGGAATTTGTATGAGAAAACATAGAGAGCCAGAAAGTGATTTTGCCGTTACTTATTCCCAGTACTACGTTCTAAGAAAAGATACTTCGATCTGGGGCACACCTTCAGGAGACAAATGCCACTTCCACACCCCAGATGAGATTAAGATGCTTTACGAGATAGAAAAGAAGCACCCTGAATGGAGAGTTGAGAAACATTATTACCACACACCAGTACGGATATGACAGAAAAACACTATATCAAAAAGGTTTACTTCCTTACCTGTAAGTGTGGACTCCCAGTAGAAAAAAACAGAAACTCCCCCGATGCCACATGTTTCGGATGTAAACAAAAAAGAAAGAGAGAAGCAGCTATAAATTATTACAACTTAAAAAGAAGAAAGAGTATAATGAAAGTATGTCTTTAGTCTACGCAGAATTTCCTTCTGATATCCCTCCTTCCATGTCTGATGAGGAAATTGAAGAATTAAAAAGAATATATCGTGAAAACAATCGTAACAAACGTGAAAGTAAGCCCAAAGTGGAAAGGGATAGTGAAGATAATCTTACTGATGAAATATGAAAAATGTAATACTACCAGCAATCTTACAACCAGTGAGCCGAAGAAAAGACAAGTCAAGCGTCTTAAAGTACGAAACAAGAGAACTACAACCAGGTGAGCTTATTGCTTTAATGGCACTTGAAGGCGCAGAGGGGTATCTTCAATTTTCACCCAATCAGGACTTTGATGAAGTGCCAGAGGAGAACGCACACGTAAGTGACCTCAAAACACCCTCCCAAAGGCTCAAAAATGCCCTTTACCGCGTTTATTTACAAGAAACAGCAAAAGGTACGTATGTGGGTTTATTCCAGCAATATTACGACCAGAAAATCGAGAAATACATTCAGCATACTTTGAACCAGCTAGACAAATGAAATTAAAAAATCCTTTCAGTACAAATACCCGTGAATTATACCGTGACTTGTGGGCTTGTATGGAGTGTGGAATGAATGGAACAAATAGGGGAGGGTTAGAGCTTAATCACATTGTAGGACGTTACAGTTCGTCACCTCTTAATGCCTCACTACTTTGTCACGAATGTCATTCACACATCGGACACTCACAAGAAGAAATGAAAAGACTATTTGAAAAGAACCGTGCGTACCTAAAGAGGATAGGTTATGTAGAAACAGATAGTGATAGGCAGTTTATTAAAGACTACTTCAAATGTTAGTAATACAAGGGAGAATACCAAGTAAGAAAAATGGAGCTATAGCATTTGTACGTGCAGGTAAAGTGATACATATTCCAAGTAATAAATACCGAGAATGGCACAAAGATGCTATCGAGCAACTTAGGTTTCAAAAATACACACTAGGACAAGAAATCACACTGAAAATATACGCACCAGACGCTAGGAAATCAGACCTCACAAACAAAGCAGAAAGCGTAATGGATACTCTAGTTGATTGTGGTTTTCTTATAGATGATAACTGGTATGTGGTAAGCAAACTTACTTTAGAATTTGGTGGAGTAGACAAGGATAATCCAAGAGTAGAAATCTACAATACGCTTGATAAATAAAGCTAGTTTGCAAAACTGTGGATAACTCTATACTTGCATATTGTGTTATATATCTAATATGCTGTATAATATAAACATAACCAAAAGGTTATATGAAATATATAAATATAAACAAGTTAGCAGACGAACAATATGAGGACTTATCAGACTTCATAGACAACCGTTTAAGTATCTACGACCAAATGGGTCAACAAGCAGAATACACAGTTGAAGATTTGAAAGTAGATGAAGTAGGGATTGTATACGCACCAACAGAAGCGTTTACCTACGAAGAAAGTGACAATAGCGGATTTGTTCCAACAGGCGGACTTTCAGAAATGCGAACAGAGTTAAAAGGATACGAACCAACAAAGTTTATTCTTAAAAACCAATAATATGAAAATCACAACAGCACAAGCAACAACATTCAAAATAGGTAACGTGACGGTAGTAACTCATCAACCAACTAACATCGGATAATGAAATACCTACTCACCATCTTAATAATAATGTTTTGTACAGCAATGTACATAAACTCTCAATTAGTAATAGACGATTGTAAACCACAAGATTGCGTATATGGAAGATAAAATAATATACGAAAAAAATAACTTAATACTAGATGTAATTAACGAAATAAGTAAACTTGATAGTTATCCCTCATCAGATTACGAATATACGGATCTAATAAACAGAGAAGAAGTCATTGGATTATTAAAATCAAAGTTAAGTAAATAATATGAAAGCACCACAAAACAACACACAAAAAGAAAAAATTGAACAAGGAAACTATCGAGCAGTTCTTTACAGAATTGTATACATTGGAACTGTAGAAGGAGAATACAAAGGGCAGAAAAAGTCTAACTTTAAAGTACATTTAACTTGGGAATTAAGTGACGAACGGAAGGTATTTAAAGAAGGTGATGAGGCAAAACCTTATGTAATAAGTCAAACATTTACATTTTCAATGGGGGACAAGTCTAACTTACGACCTATCGTAACTGGAATGATTGGAGGTCTTACAGAAGCAG